GCATATCGCGGATCTGCTGCAAAATGCCCAGCTGTGCATCCGTGCCGGTGGTCTTTTCCATGTAGCGGTGCTGCATAGCTGCCCGGGTGGAGAACTCGGTCAGGCTGTCATACACGTCATGCCCGGCAAAGGGGCTTTCGTAGTGGCTCACAGCCTGCCCGCCGTTGCTCTTGCCAAACTTTGCAAACAGTGCAGCGCCTAGCGCCGCCACACCGGCCACAATGGCCACGATAGCGGCAACTTCCGGGTTCGCGATGATCAGGCTGCCGATCTTTGCAATCAGCCCGCCTGCGCCCTCTGCGATCGTGCCAAGACTGCCCATGCTCCCGGCAAGGTTTGCAATATCCGTGCCCGCGTTGAGGGCAAAGCTGCCCATGCCGGAGCCAATGGTGTTCAGCACACCCATGATCTTGCTGCCGACGTCGGAAACGTTGATGCCCAGCTCCTGAAACACTTTACTCAAGCCCTTAACGTCCGTTGTAACGCCGTCTGCATCTGCTTTGATTCCGTTGGACATGATCTGCTTAAAAGCGTTGAATGCCTCACTCAGACCGCCGCCGGAATAAGCCTCATTGATGGCTTCCAGCGCCTTGTTTGCCCAGTCGGACAGGACTTCGCGCTGCTCCTGTGACACCTCGCCCCACATCATGTTGACGATATCCAGACCAAGCGCCGCCCAGTCCTGATTTTTGAGGTCGGTGTACAGGTTCTTGCCAAGCTTGAAGATCCCGCTGTTGAACTGCTGCTGAGCCTTGCTCAAGTTCTCTTCAATGCGCTTTTGGGTCGCCTTGATGCTCTTGTCGATGTTCTGCGCGGTCTCTGTTACCTTGTCCTGCACGCCGTCAATGTAGCTGATGACCTTGGTGTAGGTCTGCCGAACGCCGTCCACAATGCGCTCGCCGGTCTCGGTGGCGGTGGTCTTGATGTGCTGGCTGCCGTCCGCGTAGGTCTCCACAGCCTGCTGCGTGGTGGTGGTGATGCCGTTGAAGGTCTTTTCTGCAATGGTGGTCAGGGTGCCAAGTAGGGTCTTGGACATATCGGCGTAGACCTTTTTGGTCGTGGTGCTTATCTTGCCGTTCGTGTCCGTGACTTTCTTGGTCACAAGCGTATAGGTGGTAGCAACGCCGTTGACCATCTCTTTACCGGTCTCTGTGGTGGTCTCTGTAACACGGTCTTTGATGTTGCCCGCTGCGTCCTTGACCTTCTCCTGCAGGGTCTCAACGCTTGTAGTCACCGCGCCCAACGCGTTCTGTGCGGTGGTGGTCGCGGTGTGCGACACGGACGCTATGACGGTTTCGGTCTTGGATTTTGTGCCGGTTCTCTTGCGGGAGGAACCGCCGGGCGTTGCGTCCGTTTCTCCGCTCCCGGTATCGGTACCTGTCCCGTTCAGCCCATATTGCTGGGCAAGCTTGTCCCCATACCGCTTCCAATAATCAGTGTCCTTCTGGCTGCCTTGCTGGTATCTTGTTTCGCCCGTTTTGCCATTGGCTGCCGCCCACGCCTCGAATGTGCTGTACTCTGCATAGCCGGTTTTTCCTAGGGCATGGTTCAGCTTGTAGGACAGCCGGTCAAGTGGGGTGGACAAGGCCGAAATACCATCGAGAATGCCTTGCCCAATGGACGAAACAACGTCTTTGCCGACTTGCACCCAGTCTGTGGTGAAGACTTCGATAACAATTGCCGCGGTAATATTCCCGGCGGCTTCGATCACGTTGCCTGTCAGGCTTAAAAAGCCTTTGACCAGCTTGCCCACCAGATCAGCGCCGGTTGTAAATATTTCGTCCGCGTGGTTCCAGAGTTCCACCACGAATGCCGAAAATATTTGCTCCGCAGAGTTTACGATGGTGGGTGCCATGTCAAGGATCCCGCTTGCCAGACTGACCAGCAGTTTCCCACCGGTGTCCGCGATCTGCCCTGCGTTGTCTTGCAGATACAGCGCAAAATTCTGCACCGCATCCTCTGCCCGCGCCGCAAGAGAAGGGATGCCGGCAGAAATCCCAGACGCAACCTCGTCCACTATATGGCCTCCGGTCTGCATCAGACCGTTCGCGCCTGCCGTTTCAAAGCCTTCCTGAAGCCGCTGCACCCACCCGGCGGCTGTTGTTACAAGCTTGCCTTCTGTCTCTGTCAGACCCTTTGTGAGTGTCCCGAGCAGCTGCGACAAATTGTCCTTCAATGTTTCAAGGCGTCCGCTCAGGGTCTGGCTCTGGGTTTCCATGGCATTGTAATAGCGCCCGCCCTCTTCAGATGCTTTTTTCAAAGCGGCTGTCAAGAGGTCGTATGTAATGGTCATGCTCTGGACTTCCTGTGTCGATTTGCCGGTGTAGTCTGCCAGAACGCCGTAAATATCAATGCCTGCCATTGCAAACTGCTTGATATCTATCGAAGCCGCCTTGCCCACGTTTTTGATCTGCTGCAGGTTAGCGGCCATGCGGGACAGCACCTCGCTGCCGCCGCCAGTAGCAGAAACTGCATCGCCCAGCGCCAGAATTGTGCTGCGAGCCTCGCCAGCGCTCACGCCTGCGCTGATAAGCAGCTGATTTGCCTGAACCAACGAATCAACGTTCAGCGGGGTGAGTGCTGCATCCTGTTTGATCTGGTTCAAAACGGCCTGTGCCTTTTCTGCGCTGCCCAGCATATTAGTGAAGCCGGTGGTGTACTTTTCCATCTGCTGGTTGAAAGCAACACCCTGATTCACGATGCCTTCACCGAAGGAAGAAATTTTTTTTGCAAGGCCTACGATGGACGTTGCCAACAGCTGCGACTTGACGAACGCACTTGTCAGGGTTTTGCCAATACCGGAAAATCGCGGGTTGAGTTCACCGGCCAAAGCTGATGTTTTGGCTTTTGCGCGGTCAACGCCCTGCTCAAACGAGGATGTGTCCATCCCAAGTTCAACCGAAAGTGCAAAAAGATTCAAGGCAAAGCCTCCTTTCTGTTCTAAAATTTTATATTGTAAATTTATCAAAATGTGACAACTTTACGGTTCTATTATACCATATTTCCGCTCTTTTTTCCACGAGAAAAACGCATTCTGCCGAAAAGTTTTGACGATGATCTCATAAAAAACGCCCTCTCCCGGCGGCGTGTCGAGAGGGGGCATTTTGTCAGAATTTGGTGCGTTGTGCAATGGTGCTTTTGGGGGTTTGCGGGTCATCAAGGGGTTCCCAGACCTTTGGCAGCGTTTCCACATCACGCGGATCCAGCGCCGCCAGCAGTCCGCCCGCCTTGCTGATTGCGGTGCAGACCGTCTGATTGTACGCCACAAGCGCCGCTTCTATCTCTGCCTGATCTTCCGGCGGCAGCTTTGCAATGATAGGCGCAATACGCAGATCCAGAGCCACAACGGCGTTGCGGGCTGTGCACATTTCGGTCTCGATACGCTGGTAGACCTCCTGCACATAAGCCGGGGCGCGGGGTTTTGACTTGAATTTTCTCATGCAGTTACCCCTCAAACTTAGCCGGTCAGCTCTGCGCCAATTTCGATGGCCACAAGATTGGTTTTGGTTTTCACAATTGTCCTTTCTGCACCCTACGGATGCGGTCAAATTTGTTTCAACACCGCCGGGGTTCGGTCGGTGATTCAACTGTGCATATACGGCAGCAGCATGTGATAGATCATCTGCAAGACGTGCAGTGGAATGCTTGGCCCATGCTGCAGAGCCGTTTCGATACAGGCGATATACTGTGCGCCGGTTGCGTCAAAGTGGTATGGCTCCCGGCGGCGCGGGCGGTTTGGATTGCGTTTCATGGCTTCACCTTCTTTCTAACTCGCTTGTGACAGCGAGAAAACGCTGGCGGGGCTTGTCGAAGGTCAAGGGGATTTCCCCCACACGGCCCTCCTTGTTTTTCGCTAGGACGGCTTGATATTGCTCTCCATCGTCCGAAAGAAGCAGGATAGCGTCTGCGTCCTGTTCCAATTGCCCGGATTCCTTCAGATCTGCCGTGCTGGGGGCAGCATGGGCGGCATTGCGGTTCAACTGGGCCAGTGCTACCACCAGAATGCCGGTAGTCTGTGCCAGCTCATGCAGGGCAATGGAAATGCCGGTGATCTGCTGATACCTGTCCTTGGCCTTGCCGTCTGCCAACAGCTGCAGATAGTCGATATAAACGGCCTGCGCCTTCATCCGCTGTGCCTGTGCCTTTACCCATCCAACGCCCTTGCCGGACGCTGAACGGATGTACAGCGGCAATTTGTGCAGGTCTGCGAGGCCGTCAAGGTCAGACTGCGGAACGGTCTTGCCCTTCACATCGGCCAGAGGGGCCGCCAGACGGTTCGCAATGATGCGGGCGGTCAGCGTGTCCGGGTCAGTTTCCAGCGAGAAATAACACACCCTCAGCCCCCGCCGGGCCTGTTCACAGGCTATTTGCAAGGACAGGGCGGTTTTACCGGCAGACGGCCGGCCGCCGATGATAAACAGGTTACCCGGGGCAAGATGCAAGTGCTTGTCCAGCACCGGGATGCCGCTGGGAATGTACCTCGGCTTTTCATCCAGTTTGCGGATGTAGGTGTCTACCAGCTCCCCGATAGACTTAAAGTCCTGTCCTTCTCGGTCAAGGGTCAGGGCTTCGCCCATCTGGCTATACAGGTCTGGCAGATCTGCGAAGGTGGTCAATGCGCTTCCGGCCTGCAGGGCCAGCGATTGGAACCGGGTCAAAG